TTCAAACTCCAGAGGCATGCTTCCCAGCCACCAAGACTAAGCGTATGCTTAGCTTTAATGACATAGCCGAATACCTCAGGCCGATGCAATTTCCAGTTCATTCTGGTCTTTGCATTGGCTAAGTTATGGGCTAAAGGACTGACGCCCCTATACCATCCGATTACTCGGCCTCTGTAGCGTTCCTCGATCTCTTGGGAGTGATCGATACGTGTTACAGAGTCTCCAACGTGTGGAAGAGGACCGTAAAGGTCTTCAACCACATATTGGACATAGGCACAGAGACGGTAGTAACCGGCAACAAATGCAGAGTTTGAAAGCTCTGTATAAGAAGCCAGTTGACCTGCGTCCATGCGTGCAGAACGATTCCATACTGTCCGTAAACGGATAGGTGTGACATCGACGCCTGCATAAGCATCGCACCCACAGGATTCTCTAAAGAATCCCTCAGTGCAGCACTTCGACAGATTGAACTTAAGTCCAAACTGCTCGAGAGTCTGCATTACTATGGGATAGTCTTCCCCATAGCATATGATATCATCCCCGTACACCCAGACACGCCTGCGAGCTACTTGCGGGCGGATCTGTCTATGTACAACGATAGCATACACGGCTAGTGCGTAGAAGCATAGCGCCTCCACTGGGAAACAGACAGCTGATCCCATAGGAGCGAATTTGCTCATTTGCACTATCCGTCCGTCAGGTAACCGCGTCTCTGGCGTCCTCGAGGCAAGTAAATAAGAGAACCACTTGGTTCCCTTAAATAACTCCTCTACTAACGCCAGGCTGACGCGGTCCGACGCATCCTTCATGTCGAGGGTCACCAGGCCGTTCCCTTTGGAACCAGCCATGGATAGACTACGGTTCACCGACTGGTCAGTAAAATTTACCTGACCCTTCGTCAATGAACTATTCTCCAGGATATCATACAACTTGCGTTGCTGACCCTGTTGAATCCACTGGTACTCCAGTGGCTCGCATGAAATAAGACGAGGACCCCTAGAATCCTTGGGCACTAATACGACTTTTGCCGTACCATGCTCAAGCACCTTCAGGGTTGACTCGTAAGTGGTGTACTGGTCGCAGACTTGGGCCGCGAGCTGGAAGTACTCCGTAAAGGAGTACTTCTGATCGAGCCGTCTGTATATACGCGAGAATCTTGCTTTCGCAGGACCTCGCTCACCAGTGGACACAGCACCCGGGCCATGCCTGGGAATGATATCCCGAGGATCAGACCCACCAAGAACGCGGGTAATGAACCCACGTGCCTGCTTAATAACAGCGTCGCGCGGATCAATTCGAAGCGTTTTAAGCTCCTCCTCGACCGCGACAAACGAGTTGATGACATTGGTTTCGTCATCTTTCTCATAAGGTAGCTCCAGTTTGTACAAAAAGTACAACAGCTGACGAGCATGCCTGATTGCAGTCGCATTACATAGGCGGAATTGCTTCCGACCCACACAATACGTGTCCTCACCCACACCGAAGTTGACCCAGGATTGGGTCGGGACTCCGGAATGGTGGTTGAAATCAACCAGAGGTGACATGACCTCCGATTCCGAAAACACTGCTTCAAATAGCCAGTCGAATAACATCGACACAGTGGCTAAACCCTTTTCTTCTTTAAGAAAATGGGGGCTGAAGAATGCTGCTTTCGGGTTCGGACTAGCTAGGCACCGGTCAAGGTGCTTCCCTAGCCTAGGAAGGGTTTTCGTCATAAACGAGAGACCTTCTTTCGCTAGCCGAAACTGGATCATCATCCAGTCACGACCAGCCTCAGAGTCGACATAGCAATCAGCTATATCATCGAGTAGTCGCTTATACATTGCTGTATATACAACATCACTGTTAGTAATTTCCATATGGATATATCTAATGGTCCAGTACAAGTAACTGACTCAATGGTCGCCAGGTGACCTGGGTTTTAATCCCAAGGCACCATTACTCCAACAACGCGGGCTTCGTCCAGTACGGACGCAGTGTTAAGCTTCTCCGTCAAGGAGACGCTTGAGCGTCGTATCACTCACTGTACCAGCATAATCGGATGTACTCGTACTTGGTCCATAAAGGACCAGGAGCGCGAGCATCCGTGCTAGTGTCAGTGGGTCGGCCTCATTAAACACGCCGTTGGGAACGGCAATGGTCATGGCAGCCGATAGAGTAACCGACTTACCGTTCGCATCAACAGCGCTCACATCGAGACGCTGCAGCAAACGATCAGTCGCGTAAGGAGCATTCTCTTTTGAGGAGATATGCCCAGTTGTCAACACGACATCGTTTTCGATGTCATCAGTGCCGTTATAGGCAAATGTGTTGGTCAACTGTCCCTTACGCTTGGTGGAGCCCAGCCCGGGCAGGAGATGCATCGCAATTACAGTAGACACTTCTGTGTTCACTGCGGTTGCGGGGCTTCCTACGGAGGGAGGGACACCTAGGTATAGAGGGTCAGACAACATTATGTTGGACTTTCTAAACTTTCTATCTGCGCAGATTTGTTGCCAGGATGACAACCTATCTACTACTTAGGGCTTCTATTCTTGCGTCTTAGACAAAGACATACAAGTTAGGGAGTCCACGCGTAGAACAATAGACGGCACTTCTAGTTTATCCGGGCACGTTTTATATAACGGCCGGCTATGTAGTGTCGGTACTGAACACGGGATTTCTGACCTACGAGACACGCGCCAATAATAACGCGATTAGCTCGAAGCCAAGTCTTCCTCATGTTCGCTTCTATCGAACCACGATCTACTGTCAGTGGCGCGGGAAACTGTCGTTTCCTCGCATACTGATGGATTACTCCCTGGACGAACTGTTGTTCGCCATACCGGTACCATTTATCTTCAGAATACAGATCCTGAAGTTTTGGTCCAGAGTAAGAGAGGTCACCCACATAACTCGTGTCCCGAATGAGCGTTTCAGCCCAATCGGTAACGATTATGTCCACGGGGTACCACTTAGGTTTCAGGTTCTTGTGGAGCCATCCACCAACATCGACGAACCAGTCGAGAACAAAGCTAAATGGGACTCTGTCCCAAGCAGCTGCGGGGTCCAAAAGACCCAGCCGATCAACGGCTTTCTTAACATAGCTCATCAGCCCGTGGAGTTCAGGGCACACGAAGTAATACTTCGTGCACTGACACAAAACCGTACGCCCTACGGTGTAACGCATGCGAAGATTCGCATTACAACTCCCGATAGCGGTGTTGTACGACACGTCATACGTCTTACCCTCTTCGATAATCCTTTTAGGGACTCGATAAGTGTAGAACGCAGTAGTCGTGCCGGCGTTTTCCAGTAACTGGCCCCATCGCTTGACGATCGAGATAAACTCTTTCAAGTCTTGCAATGTGGGGAGCAGGCCGAACTGAATAGCTAAATGCCCGTCCATCCATTCGCGAAACGGCAAACCGAACACAACGTTCGATCTGTACCGTAACTTTCGAAGGGACGCGAGCAGCTTAAAACCAGACGCAATCAGCTTTGGAAGCTGAGTGAAGTCTTGAGTAAGCATCCAAATAGAGAACTGGGAATCGAAAGGATTCCGCTCTATGGATATAGCTTTAGTGAACGGCTGTTGCACCAGTCTCTGGTACATCGCTCTAGTCTCTCCAATCACCGACTCAGGATGGGTTATTAGCCCATTAGAGAAGAATGAGTTGAGGAGATAGTTAGGCTCAATAAGCCTAAACGTTTCTTCGGACTCCTGGATAGCCACGTATCCCCTATTATCCGTACCGGAATTACCGGCTTGGGTGATAGGAAAGAAACCGTGGTCGTCTGTTGTCCTGATCATATCCTGCATATGAGGAAATGCACGAGCTTTGTCATCCCAGCGTCTTACGCCTCCAGGTTCGAAAAAACGCCATTTAGGGCGCGATTCGAGAGGAGGTTGATCGATACCGGGATCCAGATAAAACCCGTTAGGGCTTATATCCGATCTCCACCTATACCTGAGGTTCTGAACCTCGGGATGGGTGTACTGCTCGTGATAGAACGGCGATGTATAATAGCGTTGCATATGTCGAACTCTAAGACCAGCCCCAAAAGGG